TAAATCTTTATCAAAATCCTCTCGCGTCACCGCTTGAGGATTTTCATAATGTTTAATGGCAAATAATAAAAAATTATCTTCATTCAATTCATTGAATAACATTTATTATCAAGCAATAATTGTTAAAGTAGTAGTTCCAAGACCAACTGGAAGTCCAAGATCACGGTCAACCGACAGATAAGTTCCTGCACCACCAACGTTGCAAACTGTATCGTAAGTCAATGTCTTAATTACAGCTCCGCCGCCAGAGAAATCTGTGATGGTTCCAACCACACCGGAATCTCTCCTGATGCTAAGAACTGTTCCGATTCCTGTATTTGGTGCGGTAAAAGCAAAGGCAATTCTATTTGAAATTTGACCGTTGAAATTGGTAACAATAATATCACCATCAGTATTTGAATAAACTGGTAACTCAGCTCCATAATTTGCAGCACCAACTGATGTAGCATATGCAACCAGTGGTGCTCCAGTTGAACGAAGAACACTTACGGTTGCGCCAGCAGAACACCAAACAGTTTCATTCCAAACAACATGAACATATGCAGTTTTTCCTGTGCCAATTCCAGTGGTTCCGCCACCATCTGCAGAAATTGGAGATGCTTCATTTGGATCTTCAAAAAAGACTGCAACTGGAGTTGCCTGACCTAAACCGGTTTCATTTGCACCGTGGCCCGCAGCACCTGGAGCCACTCCTGTGTTTATTCCCGCAACAGGAACAAGAATCTCGTCATAATATGAAGTTGAAAGTCCAGATTGCTCTGTAGTTCCATAATGTCTTTGTACCCAACCACGTCTATCAGCAAACGTGTTCCAAGGACTTCTATTACGATCTACACTATGCTGATATTTTGGAATAGCATAATTATTATCTAAAGTTTCAGTCGTTGTGGAAATGCCCCAGAGTGCCATTCTTTTTACCTATACTAATTTGTTTCGTAGAAATATTTATAAAAAGGGAGACCTTACTTTCGGTCTCCCTTTCTCTGTAAAACTATTTTTTTCTAACCACTCAAAGGTAGTTAAAAATAATCATGCTTGAGATTGTGGTTTGAATAGAAGTTCCTTGACGGTGGCAAGAACCGCATCATCAATACTGTTATCAGTCGTTTTCACATACTTAGCCAAAAGGTCAATAACAAGATTTTTAACTGCAGGGTGAGTTGCAAGTTGCAGGATGAGTGGTTTTACAACCGATACTAATGCTCCCATGATGTCCTCCATATAGGATTTGAAAGTATTTATGGAAGTTATGCTGTGATAGAAGGATCAGAACCTCTTGGTGCGGATCTCAATGCTTGAAGTTTTCTCTGAATAATTTGAACTTCTTGTTGCCTTATTCTATCTTTTTGTTGCTGAGATTTTTTTTGCTGCTGATCTGGTTTTTCTGAAGACTGAGATTTTGGTTGAAGTTCAAGTGCTTGTTCTGCCATTTTCTTTGCCATTTTTGTGGCAGTAGCATACATCACTTCTTTACCGCGACCAGGATATCTTTTCTCAAAGTCAGATGCCTTTGACTTCATTGACTTCACAATTCTTTCTCTTTCCTTTGTTTCGGCGGCAGTTAATACTTTTTCATCAATAATAACTTGCTCACTTCTTACCGATGCAAGGAGATCGTCCAACTTAGACTTTCTCTTTTTCTTAGTTGTAGCAGGTGCTTTTGCTTTTGGTGCTGCTGCTTTCTTAGTTGCTGCTTTTGGTTTTGCCTTTGCTTTTGGTGGAGTTGTAGCACTACCCTCCCAAGGATCAGAAGGTTTCTCTGGTTTTGGTTTTGGTTTTGGTTTTTGAGGCACTGTAGAACTTCCCTTCCAAGGATCTGCTGGTTTTTCTGTTTTCTTCTTAGCGGAAGGAGTATAAGAATAAGAACCACTACTTACCTTTTCTTTAGTTCCTGCGCCGGCACCACGATAAGTTGATGCACTTCTAGTTTTGGTGTGTGCTGCACTTGGAGTCTTATCAGAACCTTCTGCCTTACGAGCAACACCTAATGCACCTTTAGCAACCTTTCTTGCGCCAGTTGCTACTGCCTGTTTTGCTGCTGTTTTAGCACCACGAACTTTGCTAGAGAGTTTTTGTCTTGCAAGTCTTCCAACTGCTTTAACCATCTGACCTGCACCAGATTTTTTCTTATGTTGATATGGTTTATCAGTATCATGCCCAAAGGTAACCTTTGCTTCAGTTAGTGCATACTCAAGTGCTTCCTCAATATCATCTTCATCGTAACCCTCTTCAAGAAGTTCACCATAAACACTTTCAACAATATAATCAACTTCGTCAATCTCAATCATTTCCAGAAGAGTTCCGCCAAGGTTTTCTACTGCTTCTCCAAGATCCAGTTTTGGATTGATATTAATTTTATTATCAACTTTCTTTTCAGTAACCTTCTTTTCATTTTCAACATCAGACATTACTTCTGAGAGATCTTGTCTCCAGTTTGAAAAACTTTCCTTTACCGATTTCTTCTTCTTAAACTTACCAGAAACTTCTCCTTCCTCATATCCCTTTCCATCACCATCATCATCCCACCATTTCTTAACTTCTTTTGCTTCTTGAGTTGAGATTGCCTTACCAATTGCTTTTCTACGCTTTACAAGATACTTATCGGCATTTGTATTCTTTTTACCATCATTATCAACATCAGCATCTTCGTGTCCTACTGGATCAAGTGCTTCTTTAGTGACAAGACCGACTACATTCTTATTCTTTTTAGTCAGTTTATCCATATATGCGATACTTTGCTTTTGCTGATCTGCATATCCTTTACCAGTTGAAGGAGAAAGTCTCTTGTCGCCTGCTTTTCTTTCTGCAGATGCTGCTTTTCTCATCTCTGGATCAACACCCTTTACTGCTTCAGTTTTAATACCTCTCTTTTCTCTCATCGCTTTTGCTTTTGCAAGTGCTCTTTCTCTTGCTGCTTCTTGCTCTGCTTTTGGAATCAAAGTTACTGCGCCAAGTTTTTCTGCAGGTTTGCCAGGAACTGCAGACTCACCCATTGCCTTTTGCTTGCGGAGTTTCTTAGGATTTTTAGTCTTATCTGCTGAGTACAGATCATCATCACCCTCAGGATCTACAGCACTACGATGTCTTGTGCTTCTTTCATGATCTTGCATATTTGCACGACCACTCTTCGCTTCATCGGGAGAATACGTTCTACCACTATTGTACCATTCCTTACCAACGTGCCCTCTTTTTCTTGCTTCAGCACTCTTCTCTTTTCCCGCAAGACTTCTTCTGCGCTTTTTGAACGCTGCTTTATCAAGTGGCTTATCAACTGGAGTAGGTCTTACACCTTCTTCAACAGCAGCAACCTGCTCCAAATAAACTTTGGAGATATCATTCAGAGGATTAATAGACATCTTAATTAAGCACTTACTTTACTTTTTCTATACTTATTTATGAAATTTAAGAATGCCTTTCCACCAGATTGAAGATTTTCCTTACCCAAAGTAGAACCGGGAGTTTGTTTGACTGCATACTTAAGATACCCAGTTGTTCCAGCAAGTGTATTTGGTTTTCCTGGGGTTCTATACATCCTATCCATCTTGACTTCAGTATATTCCATAACATCTTTAATCCAAGATTTAAACATATAACCTTCTTCAGTCACACAAATTAAATGATTGGTTCCTCTACGCATCACCACACCAATCAATCCAGTATTTAAGTTTTCAACCTTATCACCAATTCTGAAGATTTTACCTTTTATATAATTTTCACGAAGATTTCTCATATCACATTTTGGAGCAATCTCCCACAGACTATAATTTTCCTTTTTAACCTTTGCTTTCTTTACACCCATTCCTTGGCGAACTGCATTAAAGAGATTTTTAGCATCACCATCGTCCAATGTTTTTGGAGTTCCTCTGCGGAATGATGCAAAGTCATCATCCATAACTGCTTTCCTCATTTTAGAAGCAGACATTCCCTCTATACCTTCTGCATCGGCATCACGAACACCAGCAGAAATCACACGAATTTGATCGAAGTTATAAAGGTCACCATTATACTTTTGGGCAAGATTTTCAAACTCTGCCTGACGATCGGATCCAACAACAATATTGACATTGGTATATCCATCTTCATTTGCAACAATAAGGACATTGAAGATGGTCTTCATATCGTTATCATTAATAATGTTCTGCTCAAACTCAGGAAACATCTTCTTCATAAACGAAACTTTTTTGTCTGGGTCAAGTGGATTTTTCTTTGGGTCTTGAGATCTTGATGGATAGATCTTAATATCTCCTCCAGCAGAAATTCTCTTTGCAGACTTTAAAAGTTTTTCGTGTCCAACTGTTGGTGGATTGAAACGACCAAATACAACTGTCAGTGGTGGAAGTTCTTGATCTTGTGCTTGATCCTCTGGTGCCGATCCAGGTGCTTGAGGTGCTGCAGGAACTGGTGCCTGTGCTGCTTGAGGTTGTGCAGTCGGAACAGGTGCCGCTGCTTGTTTTGGTGCCGCAGCAGGTTCTTCTGCTCCTTTTGCTTGGCGACCATCAGTAAATTTGAGTTTTCCTTTATCTGTTCTTGCTACTACTTTACCAGAACGATCTAACCAACCGCCGTGACCATCTCCCTTTAGACCCAATTTTTGAGCCTGCTGAGATGCTTGAGATTGCGTTGCTTCCGATAAAAATCTTGAAAAACTCTTCATGTTATGTCTTGATATAATTATATTTATTCCGTTACGTCTTTACCCCTTTCGATAGAACCTGGCCAAGGAGCAACACTCATCTTAAGTCCACTAGCCAATCTAGTAGAAGAAAATTTAAATCTAATTTGAATTACTTTTGTTTGTCCACATTTAACACCAACCGTATAACCATCATCTCCACCAAGTTTTTCATAAGACATTTTACCATTTTCTTTAACCATTGCTCTATATTTTTTATTAGTTCTTGGCACATCAACCGTAGCCTCAACTATTGATAGGTTTGATGTTGACCTACCAGTAACTTTAACATAATAAGGCATTTTATCAGTATCCAAAAGATCATCCAAAATATACATTTTAACATCAATATCATCCATGGACTTAAGTTTATCAAAAAGCAAGTCTCTACACCCAGAAAGAATTTTACTAACTTGCGCTTCAGCTATTGCTTGTTTTGCTGGTTCTTTAGATGCTCCTCTATCTGGCAATATTTGCTTCATTTTGTTCTTATCCAAATATTTTCCAGATTTACTTACACCTAATAATTTACTAGATTGTTCAACTCCTTCATTCAAAATATTTTGAAATCCATTTGGAACTCCTATAAAACTCTCAATTTTTTTCATTCCAGGATTTTTAACAGGTGCTTCTGCAGTCAAACTACTCAAAATTGATTTTGCAGATAAACCAAGATAAGGAGATGTATATGTATGTCTAGTAAATTTTACAAGAACATCTGTAGGATTGTCTTTACTATCTTCAACAAATCCTATAGTATTGCCGGGAAGATTTTTATAATTAAAGTCTTGTCTAGCTGTCCAATAGACTTTATCTACTCCATGAAATCCATTCCTATTAGCCCATTCTAAAAACTTATCCGCCATTACTTCCGCCTGTCTTGTCCTGGCAGCAAGTTCATTTATATTTTTATTAGATAATTCTTGAACTCTTTGATTATATATTGTTTCATCTGCAGATGATAACCCACCCGTCCATTTCTTTCCATTTAAATACCATGCGATGTGCAATTCATTTACATCAGCTCCAATATTTACGGCCATAACACTCAAATACTATTTTCAAGTATTTAGAATGGAGATAAGGAGACTCGAACTCCTGACATCAGCCTTGCAAAGACCGCGCTCTACCAACTGAGCTATATCCCCGAATGTAGATATTATAAAACCCCTCAACTAAAAAGTCAAGGGGTTAGAGCAACCTTCCGATTTATTTATCAGTCAATTTCACCCATTGCTCTTTGCTTACGGAGTTTCTTGGGATTTTTGGTAACTGAACCAGATCCATATGTAGTCTCCAAATCAAAGGCACGTTCTGCTCTTCTTTCCGTTCTCTCATCAGCATCCATTTTACCTCTTCCATGATGAGGTCCACCTCTAAGAGATCTCCACATATGCTTCTCAGCAGACTTCACTTTTTTAGTTTTTTCTCCTTTTTTAGAATACTCAGATGCAGGTTTATTAGTTCTCTTTCTAACTAGGGCGCTATATGCATCAGATGCCTTTGGAGTTTTGCCATAGGAACCCTCACCCTCATAAATATCATACATTTCATCCCAAGTGTATTCTGAAAGATCGTATCCTTCTTCTACAAGTTCATTTACCCAAAACTCAAAGTCTTCTTGGTAAGTTCCTGCTCTTCTTGCTGCTTTGTTTCCTGTTCCCCCAATTCCAGAATATGATTTTGGCCAATTGGAACCTGCTACTTTACGATTAGGAGGAGTTCCCCCAAGTCCGTCTCTATTAGAGCGTCCGATGTGCTTGATTAGTGCGACATTATCACCTTGACCTGCTTTTGCTCTACCAGAAGCATGAGTACGCTTAGCAATCATTTCTGCCGCTTTTGCTTTACCTTTTTCGCTAGTGATTGCTTCACCAATAATGGTATCAATCACTTCCTCATCAATCACATTCGCCATCATCCACTCTGCTTCTTCCAGAGTTTCTGCATATCCTTCTACTTGGAGGAACTCAAGGACTACATCAAAGATATCATAACTTTCGCCAATCTCCCCCATTGCCTTTTGCTTACGGAGTTTCTTGGGATTTTTGGTTACACCACCAGGACCTTGTGAAGGATAATCGTGGTCTTGACGAGTACCTACACCATAAGCAGAACCTGCTCTTGCTCTTTCTCTATCATCAGCAGTTAAACCCTTTCTGGGGGAATCATAAGCACTTGTTCTATTAGCAGGGTTAGTTCTGCTTAACATCTTTTTGAGGAAGGGCTTTCTCTTTGCAGTCATTTTAGTCCCTCTTGCTGCGCTATATGCCTTTGGAGTAGCACCATAAGAACCTTCTGCTTCATCTAGATAGATATCAAGCATTTCATCCCATGTATAATCGGAAAGGTCATAACCCTCTTCCATAAGAGAATCTACCCAGAACTCAAAGTCTTCCTTTCTTGCTCTCTTATCTAGAGTTTTAAATGCCCTATGTTGACCAATCTCATGCCCAATAGACTTACTCTTTTCTTTATCAGTTGCAGTTCCTTGGTCCCACTTTTTGTTTATTTCAGCATGACTTTTGCCAGATTTTTTAATGTAAGCACGCAACTTACGATTGGAGAGTTCATCAATCTGTTGAGGAGCATAAACTTCAGAATATGCTTCCATCAAACCGCGTAGTTCTTTAGGGTCCATTTTTACAAATACTTTTTAGTTATTTATAAAAAAAAAGACCCCGAAGGGTCATACACCAAGAACAGCACCAATATTATCATCAAGTTGTTGGATCACTTCACGAATATCAGTTACACGAGGAGGAACACTCACTTCATCATATGTATATCCTTTTTGAGCATCAAACAAAACTTGACGAACTGCTGCTGCAGTACGAGCATCTATTTTAATTGTTACTTGTTTTTCTTTAGTCATTTTTTTCTCCTTTATTGGTTTAATTACTCCACCTGCCCCTACCCTTTTTCTCTCTATCAATACTATTGTCCTTTTTAGTTCCCAACCACAAATTTTCCAAATAATTAATTTCTGGATAAGAAAGATTTTCATCTTTATGAAGAATGCATAATCCTTCGATCCAAGGTAAAAAATTTCTTCCAACTAAAGTGGAAACTCTCATAGATTTTTGACTAATTTTTACATCCCAGTAATAATTACAACTTGCATTTTTTGCATTATGTGGATTTAAAAATTTCCAAAATACATTACTCCATACTCTTCCTTTTGTAGTTATAAAATAGTCAGGAAAATCTTTTAATTGTTTTGCTTCTTCATCATAATCCAAATACTTTATCCACTCAAAAGGAAAATATCTATTCATTATTTGTATATGCGTTTCTTCATATCCAGTTTGTTTAAGAAATTTTCCCTTCCCTTTCATACTCCACACTCTTCCCATGTTAGAAACATATATCCATTCTTTTAAAGAAGATTGTTTCCACACTTCATTATGATGGGTATTAGGTAGGGTATTAATCATACCTTAAATATCTCCATCAACTCTGTTCTCACTTCTCCATACATCAAATGCACCTTCAGGATAACGAGCACTCAGTTTCTCATAATTCATCTGAAGGATTTCTTCAAAGTTAGTATCAAGTGCCATAAATGCTTGAGAGAGATACCAACAGATATCACCAAGTTCACGCTTCATATGAAAGACACTTTCTTGATTATATGGTTTCCCTTGAAGAACGATTTTCTTCACAACCTCAGTAAACTCCCCCGCTTCGGCACTCATACCAAGAGCAGCAGTCAAAAGACGAGGAACATCAGCATCGTGAGTTGCTTCAAGTTCAGTCATTCGTGCAAGAAGTTGTGCGAAGTCACTACTAGCGGGACTTGTAGTTTGGCGAACGAATTCAATATATTTGTTTGTATCAATAACTTTAGTCATCAGGTTCCCTCACTCCACGAGTTCATATATTTTAATTGGTCTTCAGTTAATTTGTCAATGACAATATTCATTGCATCAAGTTTAAGTTTTGCAATTTCCATATCCTTTTCTTCAGGGACAGGATAAATTCCAGGTTCAAGTTTTCCTTGATTCTGGACAAGGTATTCTACAGCAAGTGCTTGGTTTGCAAAACTCATATCCATAACAGCAGAAGGATGTCCTTCTGCTGCACCAAGATTTACGAGACGACCATCTGCGAGAACAACAACTTCATTCTTATTATTTGTTGTATACTTTTTAACAAAAGGACGAACTTCAGTGATCTCTACCGAATTTTCTTCAAGTGTCTTTAGATCAATTTCATTATCAAAGTGTCCGGAGTTACAAACAATAGCACCATTCTTCATCCACTTAAGATTATCATAAGTGATTACATGTTTGTTTCCAGTTACAGTAATGAAAATATCACCAACACTTACTGCATGTCCCATAGGAAGGACTCGGTATCCTTCCATAGCTGCTTCGATTGCCTTTACGGGATCAACTTCAGTGACAACCACGTTTGCTCCCAACCCTTTGGCGCGAAGAGCAACTCCTTTGCCGCACCAACCGAATCCAACAACAACCACAGTCTTTCCAGCAAGAAGAATGTTAGTTGCACGAATAATGCCATCAAGAGTAGATTGACCAGTGCCGTACCGATTATCAAAAAAATGTTTGGTTTGGGAGTCATTTACGTTAATCGCAGGATGCTTTAGAACGCCATCATTCATCATAGCACGAAGACGAACAATACCAGTAGTTGTTTCTTCTGTTGTTCCAATCAAATCAGAAACTTGTTCTGGTCGTTCTTTAATAAGAGTTGCTACAACGTCAGAACCATCGTCAATAATAATATTAGGACGATGATCAAGAGCAATGTTGATGTGCTTTAGATAAGTTTCATCATCTTCACCCTTTACAGCATATACTGGAATGTTCCAATATTTTACCAACGCTGCAGCAACATCATCTTGCGTTGAAAGTGGGTTACTTGCAATCAACAGGGAATCTGCTCCAGCATTTTTAAGCGCAATACAAAGATGAGCAGTCTCCGTTGTAACATGATTACAAGAAATCAAACGAATACCTTCAAGAGGTTTTTCTTCCAAAAACCTCTCTTGAATTTGGCGAAGGACGGGCATTTCTCTACCTGCCCATTCAATTCTTTGCCTCCCAAGTTCAGCAAGTTCAATATCTTTAATTTCGTAGTTGATCATATTCATTAAAACTTAAATCCTTCAAATGTTTTCTTTGGTTTTTTTTCTTCATAATCATACTCTTCATCTTTACCGCTGTCAACTATATCATTTTGAGCAGATTGCTCACAATCATAAAGTCTCATTTTTGCACGATCAATACCGATTACAAAACGTTTATAGATGGTCGGATCATTATAACGATTCTTAAGTTGTTTAACTAGAATCTGCCCCAAACCTTCCAATTCTTCAGTGCTAATAAGAGCAAACATAAGATCTGCAGTGGCAGGAAGACCAAAGGATTCAGATGTATCAGTAAGTTCAACATCTGAACTACCATAACCTGAACGAGTGGTCTGAGTTGCTGAGACAATTGGTACATTGAACTCAACTGCAAGACCCCTAAGTTCTTCTGCAATTGATTTTACCAAAGTATAAGAGTTTACGTTACTTCCACCCCTAAACCTAGATGAAGAGCAAATATTAAGATAATCAATAAAAATAATGTCAGGTCTAAATGACTTCTTAAGTGCAAGTTCATTAAGAAGTGATTTGAAGTGTCCTGCATGAGCAGAAGCTGTTGGATATTCCTTAATTATAAGAGAACCTTGTGTCTTCTTTGCAAGATTTGTGACCTTATTTTCAAAGATTTGTTTAGGAAGATCTCCTATGTCCTGAATGGGAACGTTCAATAAGTTTGCGTCAATTCGCTCAGCAATTCTCTCCTCCGCCATTTCAAGAGTGATGTAGAGAACGTTCCTGCCTTGCAGTAGGACGGAAGAAGCCACATGGCACATAAAGAGACTCTTTCCGACACCCGTACCAGCAAGAGCGATATTGAGAGTCTTATTAGGTAAACCACCTTTTGTGATTTTGTTAAAGTATTCAAGATCAAATTCAATTTTTTCTTCCTTTCTATGATAGGACTCATAACGTTGTTCATAGTCTAGCAAATAATCGTGTCCAACGTGAGTATCAAAGGATACTGCCAAAGCATCAGAAAGAATACTAGGAATGCTGTCACGATTTTTTTTCTCATCTTTACCATCTGCAATATGGATTGATTCCATGAGAGCAAGATAGATAGCGCGATCACGACACCACTTTTCAGTCGTATCTACTAACCAATTAAGTTCGGTAGGAACGTCATCTAAACAGGAAATTAAATGAATGATTTCTTTGAATCCACTGTCATTGATATCTTGACGTTTTTCTACTTCAATGCAAAGAACTTCTTTAGTTGCGGGTTGATTATACTCTTGAACAAAAGAGAGTATTTCTTCAAATACAATCTTTTGATTGATGTCTTCAAAATATTCAGATTTTATAAAGGGTATTACTTTTCGAATATATTCTTCATTATGTAACAGGTTTCTAAGAATTAGAAACTCAACTTTCTCCATAACTAAATTCCTTTCGTGCGATTTCGTCCAACTTTTGCATTACCTCTTCAGTGAAATATACTTCAGGTTCTTTGAGAATCTGTTTAGCATATAGTTTCTTCCCATCAATCTCATAGCGTCCTGCTACATTCTTCCAGAGTCCACCAATCTCACCAAGTTCCAGAAGACCATAGTAACGATCAAGACCGCGCTCATCATAATAAAGACGGATTTCAGCATCTTTGTTCTCCTTACTCAAACGCGATTTAGCAGTCTTAGCCTTGATAATATTTCCGACCACTTCCGTTCCATCCTTCTCTTTTTTCTTGCTGAGATAGATGATCGTACTTGCTGCATATTTGAGTCCACTGCCTCCACCCATTTCCTTAGTTGGTACGTAAGCTCCGATAACATCATAGGTGTGATTAGTAACGATCATAGGAATATTTGCTTGACCAAGTTTCAAAGTAAGCATACGAAATGCACCTTTAATCAGTTGTGATTTGGTCATGTCACGAACTTCTTTATCATTCAGAGCATCATTGATCTCTTTACTTGTAGACAGCATTCCTAAAGAGTCTAGCACAAACATACAAGGATTGCGCTCCCCTTCAGGTTTTTTCATATACAAGTCTACTGCCTTGAGCGCCTTTCCGCGAAACTCTTCAACAGTAACCACATTAACAACCACCAAACGAGTAGTATCAATTCCACGAGATTCTAATAGAGATTTAGTAATAGCAGCCTCAGTATCAAAGTAGAGGCAATAACCATTGGGATTATTATCAAGAAAATTCTTAACAACGGCGAGGCTGAAGAAAGTTTTTCCAGTACTAGATTCTCCAGCAATAGCAGTAATCTTATTGCCAGATACACCACCAAATACACTACCTGAAACCAGTGCGTTAAAAATGTATGAACCCGTATCAACATAACTCTCAGTCTCATCAATATCAGCGGCAAGTTGCGTATACTCACCACCAATTTCCTTTACAATATCTTTAAGAAAGTCCATATCATCCAATGTCAATTTTCCAGTTTTTTACATCAGTATCACCTTGTCTAGTGATAGTAAGAGATGTTTGATCATCAAAGGCATCTAGAACACCGACACCTTGATTTTCATAAAGTGATTTTTCAAAATAGTACAAACTATCATCGCTTCTTTGAATAGAAAACCAAGGACACCCTATACTGGGATTAGTAAAACACATAAGAAGTGCCTTTCCAATAGGATCACCATTACGGGTCACTTTCTGTATTCGGACATAAACGTCCATATCATTTACCCAGTTACTGATACCATCAACAATATCAGCAACAATATCAGTACTAATTCCACCGATAGTAGTAGTTCCAGATACTTCTGGAAATGGGCTCATAATATTTGTGTCTTTATCGATGTAAAAAGTAGTCTTAGTTTCTGGAGATGGGGTTGCCATCTTAATTTGATAGAAAACATCATCTGCCCACCCATCACTATTCCTGACCATTACGTCGGTATCTTTTACCATCCACGCTGTAAGTCTTTTAAAAATTCTAGATAGTTTTTTCATTATTATCATACAAAAAATAATTCAAGGTTCGCAGTTTTTTCTACACTCCACCCAATAGCATCAAGAATAATCTTGAGAGGCTCTAGAAATGCTTTTTCAAATTGTAACTCATAGTCTATGTATTTGTCAAGATTAAGTTCCTTCGGAAAATCTTGAATGAATGAAATAACATTTTCATGAATAGTATTTGGTTTTTTCAAGAAAATAAACTTAACTTTTTCTCCATTCTGAATTAATGAATATTTGTTTGTGAGATTATTCTTTTTAATATAATGATTGAACAAAAGTGCTCCACGAACCTGAATTGGAGTTTTGGGTGCATAAATGTTTGACGAAGATGAATATTTCTGAACATCGGAAGCAGAACGCGGAAAGGCAACTTGTTCTGGAGAAAGAGATTTAAACTCTCCCCTACATTTCTCAATAAAATCAATCATATCATCTTCAGTTCCACTCATCATAATATTGAAAGATTCTTTCAACATCTTACGGCAAGGTGCGGGAGTTGAAGATTTGATTGCCTCAATTCCCTTAATTTTTAGTTTAGGTTCTTCATAACGAACACCTTCACTATCCCAAACGCTCAGAATATATCGCTTCTTTGCAGTCCAAATACCACGCTCAGCAATACATTCGCGCTTCATAAACATTTTCTGATCATATGCATTCACATAGTCAGCCAATTCTTGGTAAGAACTTTCAATATACTTTTCAAATTCCACATCACAGACCTTATCAAGGAACGAAACAATGCTTTGAGTAGTTTTCTCTCTACCTTTGAATACGCTTTCAACCAGAGGACCCATATTGATATACAAAGAGTCGGTATCAGAAGCAATAACATAATCAACATCTCCGCTTTTGAGAATTTTATTTAAATAAGAATTTACCTTATTCATAATCCACTGAATCGAAACCTGACCAGAAAGAGTAATTGCTTCCGCGTTGGCTAGTTTATAATAACGAAAATACTGATTACCGATAGCACCATAAGCAGAGTTGAGTTGAATCTTACGCGCCATCTGTATGTTATTGCAACGGGCGATCTCTTTAACTAAATCTTTCTTCTTGGTTTTTTCATATTCTTGCTCTGCGGCAAGCATTTTCTTTTTAAAGATTACACGTTCGTTATAAATTTTTTCCATCAATTCTGGAAGAAATCCACGAACATCTTTGCGATACATAGCACCGTTAGCACATACTGAATAATCTTTATACATCTCAAAAGTCAAGTCTTGATTGAGAATTTTATCTACATTGATTGTTGGATGCCTTTCGTCTAGAAGTGTTTCTGGGGAAATATTATATTGCATAATCAAGTGGGGGTATAGTGAGTTCAAGTCAAAACTCACAACCCAATCATACATACCAGGAATTGGTTCCTTAACATATGCCCCAGCATACTTTTCATCTTTGCGTTCTTTATTTCTTGGAGGGATTACAATATCCCTTTTCTTCAAGTATGTGTAGATAATATTATCCCACATACGAACTTGATAGAACACATCAGCATAGTTTACCTTAGCATCATATGCCATCGTCAGAGCAAGTTCAATCAACTTCATCTTATCTTCAAGACGGTCAACAAGTTCTACGTCAACAATGTTATATTCAATAAACTTTTGCCATCCTTGAGTATAGAAGTCTTTAAATGTATCAAACTCAGAGTGATCCAGTTTCTTCTGACCCAGTTCTACTTCTGCAATATAATCTAGGCGATATGATTCCTGTGCTTTATAAGTGAACTTCTTATAAAGATCCAAATAATCGAGTTGAGTCAATCCACCAACGTCAAACGTAGTATGTTTACGTCCATTAATGAATACCTCCCCTTCAGTAACAAGTCCCCAGTTAGAGAAGCGTTTCATAAGTTTTTCACCAAGAACGCGATTAAGTCTCTTGCAAATATATGGAACGTCATATAACTGAATGTTCCACCCAGTAATCACATCAGGAACATCAATCATCCAATAGTTGATGAAGTGATTTAGAAGTTCATACTCGGATGGACAATGATAATATGTAACATCACTACGGGTATTATTGAAAGGTTTAACTCCCCAAGTAACGATCTTCTTCGTCGTATAGTCCTGAATTGTAATGGAAAGAATTTCTTCGGAAGCAGATTCTACATCAGGGAATCCTTGCTCAGAAGCAACCTCAATATCCAGAGTCATTAGTTTGATTTTACTGATATCAAACTTAATTTCATCCTCTGGATATTTTTCGGAAATATACTGATAAATGTAACGATCATTTCCGTAGATCTCAAACCCATCTACGTTTTCATATTTACCATAAAAGTCGCGACAGTCGCGAACTGTTCCTGGTTTTATCGGTTCAACTACTTCACCACTTAATGTTCTATACTTGGATTCCTTTTTAGTCTTCACATAAAGAGTTGGGAAAAACTCATCTCTAGTTTCAAATCTTTTACCATTTTCTACTCCACGAACCAAAAATTGATTTCCGATCAATTGAACATTAGTGTAAAATCTCATTCTTTAATCAAGTCCTCATATTTTTCAAGAAGTGTTGGAGTTGGATCCGAAAGTGTAAGTATTTTATCCGAACTCATCATAAATGTATTTTGTTTGGTATACCCACAAAGAAATGGTTCCATTGTTTTATCGCTTCTAACAACAAATGGATTAATTAATTTACAATCTGGTTCTCCAATATCGGCACCAATTTCTTCAATTCCAGAAATTAGAATTAAATTATTAACTAACGAAATAATTTTTATCGTTTCCATTTTGTTCCACAGATTTCCACCATTCTAGCAACAAAAAAAGGAGGAGTCAACCTGGATTTTGCCAGGGACTCCTCGCGCCGACGATATTCAATTCTATTTATCTCTTTCTTTTGAATTTGCAAACTTTTTTGCCAGGAAGCATTGCATATGTTGTAGTCTTTCCATAACATTTCGGTTTTGGTGGCATGGCGCCAGATCCAAAATCACCCTTCATCTCTTTAATAGTTTTTGCAAATTCAAAATAGGTTTTCATTATGGTATGGATTTTTTTCTATTTATTCATAGATAGTCTTTCCTCTTGTGATGTTCCGGAACAATCCTACCGAGAGTGATCGTCAAAAGACCATCCTCAAAATCAACTGATCGCACTTCCGTATCGTCAGAGAGTGTCCACGCTCTCTTAAAACTCCGTTGAGCCAAACCTTTGTGAAGATAGTTGGACTCCGTTTCTTTATCTTCTTTTTGACCCTCCACAAAGAGTTTGCCATCTTGAGTGTAGACATAAACCTCTTTCTTTTTAAAACCAGCAAGTGCAAGTTCCAATCTCGACTCTACATTACTGACTTGAACAAGATTGTATGGGGGATAGTTTGTTGTGGTTTCATGTAGGTGAAAAATACGATCAAAGTATTCATCCATTCCAATTGAATTTCGAGTGATCTTATCCATCAGCGCAGGAAGATCTGCATGTGTAAACCGTGAGGTTACAAGGTTAGTCATTATGGTAGCTCCTTTTTAAAGCGAGTTTGTGTTTTGTGGATCCTTTCGGCATCCAATACTATTTAACCACAAATCAAAAAAGAGAAGAACGGTAAAAACCGTACTTCTCTTTAGGGTGTTCCGACTTTTGTAGAGTGCCGCACGAATGGCACACCACTATTTATTCGGTTTCTGTTGTTTTGCCTTTTTTGCCAATGTTATACTTTTGCTCAAGAATCCACTCGCCTTTATCCTTATAGGTAAGAACTTTAATTTGGTTCAGTGGAGCAACATCATTTACAGTATCTGGTTTTAAGACCGTAATAAGTCCCCAATCTGCTAAAAGTTTTACAATACGATTACGACGCTGAACATCATTAATCGTAAGATTTGCGTGCTTACCGTCAAGAGCAAACAATTCTTTAAAATGAACGATATAATATCTGCCCTGCTTATGCAGAATATGGCAAGATTGATAGAGCTTTTTCTCCTTCCTAGATGCAACTCCGATACGAGTCAAAGTTTCACGAACTTTCAGAAAATCATCAGGTTCATTAAGAATTACCTCTACCATTTGTCCTTGGGACCATTCGACAGTAGGTTCTACCGTAGTAGTCATTTTTTTCCTCCAATATCAAGTCGTTGTTTGATGAAAGTTAATTGTTCTTTTGTTAAGATTTTCAGTGCTTGAGATGCTTTCTCATTACTATATCCATAGTATGTTTTAACACATTCTAAGTCTGTAACCTTATCCTTACGGAGCCAGGGAGAAAATCTCTTCCGTTTCCTTAGACTATTTAGATAAAATGAATATTGCATATCTTTGGGTAGATGATGACTCATATTCATTTCGTTTGCATACATAATGCAATCAATATGACCAGACAAGCAACGATTAATGACGTATGGTGGATAATCTTTTATATTTTCTGACAAATCTTCCTTTGTGGAATTAATTGAATTCAACCAATCCTTCAGTTCCATAATTAAATAGCAGCAATTCTTTTCTTTGTTTTTGCTCTCGCATATATTCACCAACCGACCTCATTGTATAAGTAAGGTCAAACTCAGCAGCATTCCAGTTTTTGAAACGATCTTTAACCAGTTGATCAGAATTATAACTGATCAGTTGATCCATAGAACAAGAATCGCAATCAGAAGCAAACTTATCGTGATCAAATCCTTTATGCATTGATCCCTTACGCCCATAGAGGTTATCCTTAATATCATAAGGAGGATCGAGATACATAAAAGCACCTTTGTTTCCATCCATTAGATAATCATAGGAGTAATTAGTTATGCGCCACTTAGAAATTAGTTTTGCATACTCTGGCAGTTTCTCAATTCCTCGCATTGAAAAGTTGCTTTGTGATGCTTGAGCAGAAAATGATGAACTTTCCGTGAGACCAGAGAATGAACATTTATTGACAATATAGAAAGCAACAGCACGATCAAGACTTGATAGATCTTTGGTATTCACATGTCCCTTTGATTTGAGAAAAAGTTCTCTCGCAAGTTCGGGAGTGTTGTAAGAAAGTTTACAATCCACTAGTTCGTTTTTTAGATCATTTCCAAACATCTGGAGTTGCTGCCAGAAGTTTACAAGTGGTTCATAAAGATCATTTACCCAAATTTTAAGGTTTGGATATTTTTTAGTAATATAGATTGCAACACTTCCACCACCAAGAAATGGTTCACGGAATTCATCGTAATTGCGAAGGTCTGGAAAATATGGTCCCATCTTTTCACAAGCACGGGATTTTCCGCCAGGATACCTTAAACAAGTTTTTAATTGTTTTTGACTGGTCATTTGAATTCACACTCCACCATAATTTCAGTTAGTGCCGCTAAGAGGTTAATTTCCTGGTCAGCCACAAACGCACACTGATATTGGTACTTAGCAATAACAAGAACGGCAGCAGGGATAGATTGGGATGTAAGGCAATCATAACAGGCGTCATAAACCCTGCGAAGAACGAGAGTAGAATCATTGTCCAAGTTAGAAACGACCCACTTCCTGACTTCCGTGAAGTTCTTTTCCTTGAGATGTTTGATGAGTTCATTTACAGAAATGTCTGAGAAAGATGCAAGAATGCCCGAGTCAATTTTTCCTCCTGTGGAATACCTTTGGCATTCATTAAGGACCCTACGAAAATCTGGGAAATGTTTTGTAACAAGTTCAGCAACGACTTTTTGATCATACTCAATCTTTTCTTGCTCCAAGATTGTCTGCAGTCGTTTGAAGAAACTTCCTGCGAGTTGAACCTTTTGCTTTCCCTTGATTGTGAAGTCAATGACTGCACAACGAGAGTGAAGAGGTTCGATAATCTTGTTCTTGTAGTTGCAGGTGAAGATGAATCGGCAGTTGCCATAAAATGCCTCAATATTCGCCCGTAGTAGGAGTTGTACATCATTACCGGTGTTGTCTGCTTCGTCAATGATGATAACTTTGTGTTTAGAAGATCCCGTAAGTGAAACGGTCGAAGCGAAGTTCTTTGCTTGGTTTCGTACAGTATCCAAGAAACGCCCTTCGTCGGATCCGTTGATGACATAGTAATCTGCCCCTAATTCATTGCATAATGCTTTTGCGATTGTGGTTTTTCCGATACCAGGAGGTCCAGCAAGAAGGAGATTAGGAATCTCACCTTTCTCTACAAAATCCTTAAATGTTTTTTTAGTTTCATCAGGAAGAATACAATCATCAATTACTTGAGGACGGTATTTTTCGGTGAGAAGAAATTCACTTGCCATAATTAAATCCAATCGGGTTTTCGTTCAGGCATACGGAGGTAATTATCAGACACCCAAGGTTTAGATGCAATATACCTTTTGTATGCTTCAAATGTATCAATAGTTTCGTCAAACTTCCATTCCTCAGGCATAGCACGAGCAAATGGAGTCACTTCTGTAATCTTACCCTTGGGAAACAAGTAATATGCCTCCACGAGAGTTTTGTAGCAGGAGTGTGTTTTATTATACCTCAAGCAGTATTCATCAGACAAATTCAGTCCCCACTTAATTAACCAGTATGCATTGTGGATACTATCCATTGCCCACTTGGTGCAGGGATGATTGCGGAATGCTCCTTTCTCGGTCTTGTAGGGGGTTCCATCTGCCTTAGGGAGGGTGCCATACCCATGTCCCCACTTTTCCGATGCGACAATAGAGAGCATCTGACAGCACTCTAGGGGCATCTTGACAATGTGTTTATCTGGAAGGCAAATGGCACTTTCTGCAGGAAATGGATTAGTCACAAAGATATTCATAATATAAAATATCAACGTTTACAAACGTTTACATTTAATAGAACTCTATTTTTAGAATTTTCTGGAGAATATCCAGTGTGAAAATGAGATCCATCAAACATTACAATTCTATTTTCTTTAGGATATATCGTTTCTTTTACTTTTAATTCATATAAATTTTTTTCAGAATACAGAATATCATGTTTATCAGCGTGGGCGTAATCAAAACAATTTTGGTATATTTCAGTAGGAGATTCTGAGTCGGTTATATAAAAAACGCAAGTTACATTTGGTTCCAAAATATCTATGTGAGGTAGATATTTTCTTTTAGCCGAAGTAAAAGTAGTCATATCAAACCTAGATCTTAATACCAAATTACAACCAGAAAAGTCTAAAACTTTACTATGGAATCCCAACAATAAATCTAGAATTTCTTTAGAGTGAATAGTTCCATCATCTAGTATCAAATGATTAAATCCATACTTCCAAAATTCATCAAATTCATTTTGATCACTTCTAGTTACTCCGCACGAATAATGCCAATCAAAAGTTGGACTGAGAACCAAATTTTTAATTTGATTGAAATAAGTAGGAGATAGAAAATTATCAAAAACTTTTATTCCAAAATTTTCATACATATTTTCTATCAATTACCCAAAAGTGGAATCTGGTTCTAGAGCAATATAATAGCAAAGGTCATGATTCTTACTTGTAAATCGAGACAAAAGTTTTTGGGATACAACTACTTCATACGTTCCAGGAAGAACTTTAATGTTTTCCACTTTAAAGTTAAAGACAAAATCCGATTCGGTTTCTCCGACGACAATAGCAAAATCATTTGAAGTATCGTTTTTCTTATCACGAACAACAAGTTTAACTACACCTGCTTCACCCACCGCAGAAATATCTGGGAGTTGGTAAACAGCAGCAGCCTTAAGTAGTTTATCAAGTTGTTCAGTACTCAATTCAAAGCAAACATCTTCACTAGGGAGATTAATTTGTTTATCTGGCGGAGTAACAATCACATTCGGATCGGCGAAGAAGTACTTAGAACGCATTTTTCCTTCGCGAATGACAACATAACTGTCATTTTCAAAGTCAAGTTCAGGACTTTGGTGAAGACCAAGACCATTCAAAAACTGGTTCAAATCATAGATACCAAAATCTTTAGAGAACTCTTCAGTGATCGTTGCTTCAGCGAGAATATTCTTCATTACACTGATAGTACGGAGTTTGCTCCCTTCTTTGAAGAGAATAGACTGGTTGATTGAAGAGAAGTTCTTCAGGACGGAAAGAGTTTTATCGGAAAGTTTCATAATCACTTATTTTCAATAAGATTGAGATGGTTAATCAGAAGAATAGTATAATGCAAAACTTTAAACAAATCGGCACGGGGAGTTCCTTTGGTGTCATAACGATCAATATACTTAGTTACGTTACCTGCACAAAATCCTTCACGGCGATTGTGTTTTATTTTATCCAATGTTTGTTCTGTTCCACCACCAGTGCGATCAACATAGTGCTGACTGTAAGTGCCCGAAATATATTGCTCAAGTTGCTTCAGGATTTTATCTTCATTATATTTCCAAAATCCGTTTTTGTTCGTATCTTCGCGCATATTCAAATCAAAAGTAATTGTATCAAGAGAAGCAAAAGGATTTCCTGTCAAACTGATTCCATCATGTTGCCAAAAATCCTGTGCTCCAGAAAAAGAAATTGTATCAGATCCAATTCCACCAGAAATTACAGTTTGTTTTGGAATTGGACTTTCGTAAGTGCTCTCAAAATTTTCAGACATTTGTTTTCATAGTAAAAGGACAAAAAGAGGAGGCACGTTGACCTTCCCATATTCTATCAGAATGGAGCGGGTTGGTCAACGTATTCTACAGTCAGTTCAGGACCAGTAGAAGGCATTTGGAAGTCTGCATCCACTTTATCATAGAGTTCAAGGAAAGCTTGCTTGGTTTCGTCGTCAAAGCGGTTCACGCACACTTGGATTGCCTTTGCCTTATCTTGGAAGATACTATAAGCACGGACAACGTGAACCAAGCGACGAGTGCTAATGATTTCTTCAATGCCACCATCGTAGAAGGTCTTGCGGATGATGTCTGCCCAGTCAACCAGACGCTTGCAGAAGTCACGGTCCTCCACTCCAAGGTCCAAAGCAATGCCCTCAAGGATCTTCTGCTCGGTAGTGGGAGCAGGGTAGGATTGCTCCAGAGTCACGGGGAAACGCTCTAGGAACGCCTCGTTGAGCACGTTGGTGCCGATGAAGCGCCCATCATCAGAACCCTTGCCCTTGGTGTTTGCGGTGGCAAACACGTTGAATCCAGCAGCAGGTTTGACGAACTTACCGATTTTCTTGAGGAAGACACCCTTACCTTCCAGAACAGATTGAAGGCACAGAATCTTGTTAGAGGCAAGGTCAATCTCATCAAGAAGCAGAATCGCACCACGCTCAAGTGCCTCAATCACAGGACCATTGTGCCAAACGGTCTCACCATTCACAAGACGGAAACCGCCAATCAGGTCATCTTCATCAGTTTCGATGGTGATGTTAACGCGGATCAGTTCACGCTTAAGTTGAGCACAAGCTTGCTCCACCGAGAACGTTTTACCATTACCCGAAAGACCCGTAATGAACGTAGGATAAAAAAGACGGGACTGAATAATTTTTTTAATATCGCTAAAGTTACCAAACTTGACGAAGGTATCATCTTTATCAGGAATAAGGTTTTGCTCTACGGGAGGAACCACAGCAGGTGCTTGGAAAGTACGTTCGATTTCTTCTACCTTTTGTTGAGTTACTTCAAGATTCCATTTGCCACGACCAACTTTAAACTGATCCAGTTTTTTAGTAACGGTTTGGTAGTTAGAGTCATTCATAGCACACCAAGCACGAATATCGGCACCAGTCACGTTGTTGCCATAAAGTGCCTGGAGAGAAGTGCGGATGTAGTCAGAAGAGAGTGCCATGTGCGTTTCGTTTCAACATAGTCATTATAAACGGAAAAGGGGATCAAAAGGACCCCCAGTGGTCAGTTTGCCAACTGGTTCTTGAGTTTATCAAGGTAGTCAGCGCTAGCAATATGACCAGTATAACCGGGATAATATTTTTGAATGAGTGTTTGAATTCCCATAGCAGTAGCACTGCTATTACATTTAATCCAGACTTCTTTAGTGTCGTATTTTACTACATGTTCAAAAGGAAATTTTTGTTTCATGCTACCAAAGAAATAAACTCACCAAGAACTTTCTTATTTAGTTTCTTAGTCTTCAGAGACTTAACAAACGCAGATTTGATTTGTGACTTAGTGGCATCTTCAGCAACTTCAAACTCAGTATCTTGAGCAAGTGCAGTGGCAGACAATCCAAAGTATGCATCATATCCAGAGTTGGTGATAGTAAAGCTCCTCAGTTTCCTCCAGTCACTTTGAATTTTTTCATACTGCTTATCACTTTGGGGATGATAAAGTTGAATAAATCGATGAGCATTGCGACTTTCAAGAACACGAATACCAATAAAGTTTGTTGAAGAAAACTTATCTTTCAAGTTTCGGAGAAGAGTGTCAGTGAAAGCATGGTATCCGTGTTCGACTTTATAGGTAGTTCCAAGTTTGCGGTCACGAAGAAAAGTAGTATTGGGATATACTCCAGCAGTTCCAAGATATGGGGATTTCTCCCAGGCACGTTTTACTTCTCGATGGTAGTTGAGTTGATTTGCCTCACCATCGGTCAAAACAATACATTGAACCTTCTGGAGGTTATTCTCTTTCCGAAATTTGGGGAGAATCTGATGAAGAGAAATAAGTGCTTCATTCAGAGGAGTTCCAGACAGACACATACGATTGGGGTAAGTATAAGGAGAAGTATAGGTCCTAGAAAAACAATAAGCGAGACGCCAGATGTTAAGTAGTTGATTCTCCAATTCTTTACCATTTACTTTACTAGTAAGAATATTCATCATAGAGAAAGTTTCGTCAACAAACAATAAACTTTCCTTCTTTTCATAATGAGGAGTGCGGTCAGCTGCGAGATAACGATCATTTTCATAATCATATTCGCCACGACGCCATTCATTAGTGAAAGCATAAACTTCAAAGGGAATAGAGACTTTCTTACAGAACCATACAAGATTGAAAAGTTGTTTGCAGGTATCAAGCATCACATCAGACATAGAACCACTCCAGTCTAAAACAAACACCAGACCGTGATTCTTACCATCGGGAATTACAGAAACTTTCTTGAAGAGATCTTCATTATATTTGTAAGTATGAAGACGAGAGGTGTCAAGAACACCAGTGCGAGCAGTTGATGTGCGAGCATACTGATCTGCTGCTTTGCGACACTCAAACTCTTTGACCAGATAGTTGACTTCCTTCTGTGCAGAGGTCTTAAATTTTAGAAACTCCATGTCAGATTCTTTGTATAGATTTACTGGAGTAAATCCTTTATCTTTTGCATGTTCGTTATGAAGTTTCTGTTGATGGGTAAAAGAGTTATTAATATCTTTATGAACCTCGGAGTTACTGCCAATAATAGTGTTCAGATTCAGTTGAGGAACTTCAACATAGGTATTTTCATAAGCATCACTACCAACAAGGTCACGAAGTTTTTCTTCCAGAGAATCTGCAGTGCGAACTTCGGGTTCACTTTCTTCACCAGAAGAAATCGCTGGAGTTTGATCACCCTGAGCAGTTCCACCATAAGAACCTCCATCCTCCTTAGGTTGCGAGTTATCACTATCCCCTTCTTGCTCGGAAGAGGAGTCATTCGTCTCCGCAATTTCATTGGCGGGAGACTGTGAATTTCCCTGAGTTTCGTGAGAATCGAAGTCAGCAACCTTTTGTTGTTGCTCCTTTTCTTTCTTGCAATATTTGTAAAGTTCTTCGGCAGCAATCAAGACATCTGAGAAGGTTTCGGATACAGAAATCAGATTAATAATTTCTTGTTCTTCGCCATCTTCAATAGGAATGCAAGTATAATTACCAATTTTGAAGAACAAATTTGCACGATCTGCAAGATTAAAGGAAGAAATATTTTCTTCTTCAATCTGAAAGAAGTCATCTTCGTTCAGTTCTTTATAACCATTGTAAAAGGTTTTAGCAAGTCCAGCATACTTGCGCTTCATCAGTTTCTCAATGCGAGCATCCTCAACAACATTTACAAACTGAGGAGGAACTTTTACTTGTTCAGTCCAATCCTCGTCGGGAGTAAAAAGAGCGTGTCCTACTTCATGACCCACCAGAAGGTCATATACAGTTCCACTTGCTTTCTCCCACAGTGGAAGCGTCAGAACGCGAGTGTGAACGTTGAAGCAGGCAGTAGAGACCTTCTTATGCTCCACCACCAAATCTTCAGTGGCAAGCAGTTTGGCGAGTTGAGACTTGATTTCGTGGCGAACAGGCATCGGATTCGTTTCGTATGTACCCATCATACAACGAAAGGTCGCCCTTCGGACGACCCATGTGACGCTTTTTGAACTGGGCAAGTCGCGCTTTTGCTTGCCTCAGTGCTTGCGGTTTAAGTTTTCGTTTCTGATCCTTCTTGGAATGGTGTTGCCAATTGGGAGTGTTCATTTAAGTAACAGGCCAGTCCATGACCCGACGAATTTGCTGATTGTAAGACCATACCGATCTTAGCATATCGGTGTCAAGCCCGACGCTTTCCATTTGAACTACTAATGAGTTGAGGTCTTTAGGAAAGCAGGTTCCACCAAATCCACGATCACCATCAATACCAGGAACTTTAGAATGAGATTTTCCAATTCTACTATCTGCTGTCACACCATTACAAACAATGGAATAATCCATACCTATCTTCTCGCAGAAGTCATACATTTTATTAAAGTATGCAACTTTGAGTGCTAAGAAAGTATTTGAAAAGTACTTAATAGATTCACTCTCATTTGATGTAGTTATAATATTTGGAATGTGCGGAAATACAGTCTCAAAAAATTCAACAAACTTTTCGCAAAGTTCTTTTTTCCCACCAACAATATTTCTTTCAGAATTTTTGAAATCTTCTACTGCATTTCTTGCAGTCAAAAATTCTGGATTATGAATTACATTATATGTGTCCGAATATCTCTGCGTTGTCCCAACAGGAACTGTTGATTTGATGACAAAAATTCCACTAACATCTTTTGGTAGTTTAGTAAAAAAATCATCCAACAAAGAAAGATCACATTCCCCTGTAGATTTCATTGGGGTAGGTAAACAGACAAAAATAAAATCTTGTCCAATTACATCTTCAAAACTATTTAAAGATCGGTTGATGTCAACATCATAAACTTTACAAGACACTTTATCTTTAAAGTTTTGATGTACAGCATTTCCTACGAAACCATTTCCAATAATCCCAATCATACGATCATCCTACTAAATCCTTTAACCTTTTCAAATTTTATGACACTCTCAAATTTATCTTCCAATCCCGTTTTATGAGAAATTACAAAAATATTTGCATCCTTAATCACATAACGAATAATTTTGAGGAACTCTTCTGTTCCAAATCCATCAAGTGAACTATCAAATACTT